GCAATATTGCTTTCAGAATTGGTAATTGCGCCTTCGCCATGCATTTGCTGACGACCTGCCAATGTTAATTTAGCAAGGTTTTGTACCATTGTGCGAGTATTTGCAAGTTTTTCTGCGTCATCTTTACCGCCAGCCCCAACAATGCTTGCAACTTGAGCCAATGGCAATCTAACACTTGCGCCTGGGCCAGCAATAATATTACCAGTTTGAAGTGATTTAAGAATTTGGTCAGCAGCGTCAGCAGTTTTCATTGCACCAACAGTTTGTGCAGCAGACTCTTTCATCATTGGGCCAATTTGTTCAGCCAATGAGTTACCTGTTCTTACGCTTACATTAGTAGCACCAGCACGCTTCAATGCTTGTTGATAATCAAAAAATGTGCCTTTGAAACCACCTTCAGCAGCTTTTTGATATTCTTTATATTCAGTAGGTAATTTTTCGCCACCAGAAGCTAAAGGCGTATATTTACCAGTACCTAAATTTAATTGACTAATGGTTTCACCTTCGCCAAGTTTTTGAGGTTTAACCATTTCAGCGCCAGCTTGTTGTAACCATGTAGGTGCATAAGGATTGTTTGCAACAGCAAATTTCTCTTGAGGAGTCTGTGCATTAGCAAATTGTTGTACAACTTCTTGCTGTTTACCACGCAATGCATTAGCCAATTCTTTTGCGCTGGTTTCTGCTTTATTGCCTAAATAAGCACCAGTTAAAGTTTTAACTAATGGGTTTAATGATTGCAATGCTGAAGGTTTAACATAAAAACCGCTAACCATTTGACCTTGTGGTTGGTCATTCATGCCTTGACCTAATAATGCTTGTGCATATTGTTGTTGGCGGTTTAATGTTTGCAACTCAGGATATTCTGGTTGCAATAATGACGCTTGAGTTGTAGGTGTAAAGTCTGCCATTTTTATTCCTTACATTGCCGCTAAAGCTAAAGAGTCAGAAATTGGTACACCACTCATTGTTCCACCAAAACCGCCCAAACCACCAAATAAACTGCTTCCACCACCACCCATTAAATAAGCTCCGCCTAATGTTCCGCCAAGACCTAATAATCCATTCATTTGGTTTGTTTGGTTTGCTTGATTAGCGTTATATGCGCCTAATTGGTTTTGGTATTGTGCGTTTACAGCACCTAAATAATTAGGGCCAGCAGGTGTTTGTACATAACTAGGATTTGCTAAACCTTTAACTGCATTAGCATAACTAAAAGGCGCTGCCAAATTAGTATTGTAAGTATTGAGGTTTTGATTAAATTGTTGATTGTTTGCTGCTAAACCAGTATTAAAACCACCAACAACAGCATTAGACAAAAGGTTATTTTCTCTATTGTTTTGGTCTTGCATAGCGTTTTTATATGCTTCAGAACCAGGTTGAATTCCTTGGTTTGCCAACTGAGTTGTCAGCATTTGACGCTGGCGGTCTAATTGAGGCTGAAGAATACCCATTTCAGCGCCATAATAAGTTTGACCAGGATTAATGCCATAAGACGGTAAATTGCCAGGATTAAACTGACCAAATTGGTAATTACTTACAGCATTTTGTGAGTTTGTAACAGCAGGTTGCAAATTAGGCGCAACCGTTTGGTTTGCTGTGTACATTGGGTTTCCATATTGGTCAGTCCCAGTTTGTGCATAATTTAAACTACCATAGGGCGTATTTTGCCCAATCATGTTCCCTGCGGCTGTTGCCCTTGCCGCTTGTGTATAGTCTGGTGCTGGGGGTGGACTTGAACCGCCTCCGCCACCACCGCCAAAAATATCACTTACTACTGAACCCATTTCATTCTCCTTGTTGTAACCAAACGCATCGGTCACGCTTCATAACCATCACTATTAAATCCCCATCTTGATGCCCATAGGGGATATCAGCTACCTGTTCAAAGCCAAGTTTTCGGCACAGTTTCAAGGACTTATAATTATCCTTGCATATAGGTGCGATTATAACCTTGACTTCTAAAATATTAAAGGGATAGTCAAAAATAGCGTTAAGTAAGGCTTTATTTAGCCAATAAACATTTGTACTAGCCACATGAATTTGACAGGCATTTGGGGTGAAATTGTTATAACCGACAACTGCTATTAATTCACCGTCTTTTTCTTGCCCAATACACATGGTATTTTCTGGGTACTTAACTTCACCTACTTTTGACAACCACTTCCTTAATTCTTCTTGGTTTTCCGTTGTAAGCCTACGCATTACAGCTTCCTTTTATTTAAAGAGTTTTGCTGTGGAGTTGCCCATCGACAATTTTCTTTTGAATAACCTTTATTATTGTCAATTCTGTCCACTTGCGCTTCTTTAAATGGTGGAAAACCCATATCTTCTACATAATTCTCAACTGATTCAAGCCATCTATCACATACTTTAATGCCTCTTTCGCCATAATTTTTAAATTCTGGATGATTTGGTATATAGCACCTATTTATCATCTGTTTATAGCGACCATACATAGTAGTTTTACTAAATCCATGTTTTTTTCTTCTATTGCTTAATTGTTCATTTTTTAAACAACCACAAGATTTACTAACACCACTTTTTAAATTACTAACTATTACTTCTTTTTCCGTTCCACAATCACATTTACACAAAACCATTTGTTTCATGGCTTTTGTTCGATTTTTGCTTTTTTGTAAAACTAAATATCTTCCAAATTTTTGTCCAACAATATCAATGGGTTGTGTCATTTTTTAATCTCCTATAACAGATTAGATTATAACACAGCCCCCTTCTCCATTACAAAATCGGTGGAATCCCAATGTAATTCAATATCTTGCGAGGCAATGTTAAGGGTAATACTAGCAGCATAACCAATGCCAGTAACGCCTTGCCATTGCTTTGTAGTAATTAAACCAGCAGTCCAAATAGCATTATCCCATTTGGCTGTGTCCCAAAGACCTACTTTTGAGGTTGCTGGGTTATAACTTAACGAATTTACTGGGCTAGAAGCGTCAAAGTCATAGCTCATACCTGCCAAAATGGTGGGCACTCCGTTATCTGTCTGAATAATGGGGCGAACCATAGAAAAACGCTTTAATTGACCTCTAGCGTCAAAATAATTATAGGCTTGTTGCGCCACAGCATTAATGTTTGTGCCAGCGTCACCATCGCCATTCCAAAACTGTCCTACATAACCATTTCCGCCAAAGTAGCAGTTGTCATAAAACATTTCAAAACAAGCGGCATTAATATTGGTGAAATTAGCCCACGCCTTAGTAATGGTGTGCATTACATACTGCTGAGTGCCACCAGTAATAGGAATATTAAGAATAAGCATTTGTGGCTTTGCAAAATACATAATTTGCCAGCCAAAATTCGTGCTATAAAGCGCTGTAGCATTTGCTACCGCTTGATAAATCTTGTCAGTAAGGTTAATTCGAGGGTCTAGGCGACTAGACTGCAAATCTGCTGTAAGTGGCACTAAACCGTCATTGGTAAGGATTAAAAGGTCACCAGCCCACTTAAATATACACCTACGGCTAAATACATAGCCAATTTGAAATACGCCTTTTAAAGCCCATGTGGAAGCAGAAGATGGGTCAGTTCCTTGGTAAACGATAACCTCACCCATATTGGTAAGAAATACAGCAAAGTCATCCACGCCATAACCAGCGTCAAGAGTCCAAGTACCCATTGCTTGAATAAATCCACCATTTCGTGCAATTCCTCCAAAGTTAAGCACATTGGCAGCGCCACCCAATGAGTTTGTAGGTAAATACCATACATTCATTGAGTTTTCTTGGGTAAAGTAAAGACGGTCTTTAAATAGGTTTACATTAATAAATGTGTTGCTATTTACGCCAGTTACATAAAAACCAATAGTATATGTGCCGACTACGCTGGCATTTGCGCCAGGGTTTGTAGCCATTGTGTAAGTAAAGCTACTTGCGCCAGTTACGGTAATGACATAAGTGCCTGAATAAGCGGCAGGTGTAGTGCCTGTAATTGTTACCTCATTGCCTGTAATAAGGCCATGTGGTGATGTTGTTGTTAATGTGGCAGTTGTGCCAGCATAAGTAATGCTAGAAATGGTCTGGGCAGTCCCAGTTGTAGCCATTTTTATCCAATTTGTGCCGTCATAAATCAACACAGGGTCAGCACCGTTACAAGCTACAAGGTAATTTCCGCCAATGTTGGAAAAATTTACAAACTGAAACTTGTCGTTGGTAAGACCAGTAACTTTAGCGACTGCGGTGCTATTGGTAGCGTCATAAATGGTGTTTCCTGCCGCTGCAAACAAAGTTTGGCTAGTTGTTCCAGCATAGGTCATTAGAGTATTTACTTGACCTGTAATGCCTGTAGAATATTTGGTATAACCCCTTCTTAATTGGACATCATAAGGAGTGGGGAAAAAGTTAGTTAATTGAACAGCGTCAGTAGGCGACATTTCTGCAAGAGAGTCCCTAGCGTTCCATCCACCAATAGGCGCTGGAAGTGACGCAGTAGTAGCGTTAAACTTTTTTGGCTGACCAAAAATCATGTGCCGTAACCTGTGTCAGGTATATTAGCCCAACCAATAAGCACTTTGCTTGGGTTAGGATTAAATGACAGGTTAGGAGTGCCTTTGTCATTGGCTTTAGCAATAGACAAATAGCGCTGGTAATCTTGCATTAGCGATGTCGTGTCAAACCCTTTGACTTGGAAGTATTTGAGTTTGGTGTAAAGAACCATAATACGAGTATCAAATAAAGCTGTATCGGTGTCATTGACTAAACTCTGCTGTGGTGTGCCTGAAGCTGACTGCGCCCATGCGTTACTGCGATATTCAAATCCTAAATACTCTTGAGTATTCATTGGAGGCCATACTTGGAAAGTGCCACCCAAAATACGCCAACGGACACGAGGGCCAGTTGAAATATAGCCAGATTTTAACCATTGCCATTGCTGTGCATCTTCAGGGCCAAGCATTTCCCAATGCTTTGTTTTATCCCAATGAGTGCGGTCTGTAATGGTTTCAAAGTCAAATGGTAGGTTGTATATGGTTTGTGCGAATAAAACGCTATTTGTGCCAGAAAGTGAACATTCTTGGCTTAATGTAACTTGCGTAGGACTATCTACGGAAACTACATAGGTGTCTTGGTTTACATTGTAGCCAGTAACAGAATATTGAGTGGTTAGTCCAGTAGTGTTGCTGACATTCGTTAGCACATAGCTACCCTGTTGAGAGGTAGCTGTGGCATTTAAAAACTGGGTGTAAAAACGATACTCCTTCTCCAGCATTTGCCAGTCATACTCTTTTAGCAAATCGTAACCTGCGCCATTCATCAAAGCCAAAATTTGTTGTGTATCTTGGCTAGGATTACCAGCTACATAGGTTGGTACTGTAAGATTTAGCTCGGCAGTTACCTGCTGAACCATTTGGAGCATCGTTGCTGACATATTAGGCTTCCTCGGTCACTTTCTTGCGAGTTCTAGGTTTCTTTTCACTCACAGCCGCAAGTATCGCTGCCATTTGCTCTTGCATTTGAGCCAGCTTCGCCTCTGTTTCTGCTTTGATTTTAGCATTTTCTTCTTTAAGTTGTGCTAATTCTGCATTGCGCTTGTCAATTTCGGCAGTATCTTGAGCCAAATTTAAGAAAGTGCGAGCTTTTTCTCTAAAAGAATGAGGACTCATACCTGCAATCATGCCAATGCGCTGTAATTGCTGGTCAGAGCAGTTTGCAACATCTTCAACTGTGCGAAATTTAATGCCTTTTAGCTCCTCGGCTTGGGACATACTGACCAAAGGCCAATGTTCAATAGGAGTGCCTGTTACGGATTCCTCATTTCCCATTTTATTTTGGTATGCCGCCCATTGGACTGGAAAACGCAGTTTATGGCGGTCTTGGGCAATAGTGTCAATAATGTTTAATTGGTCGCCAGGGGTGTAAATCGTAACCCAGTCAGCATCTCTAAAAATAGGTCTTCCTTGGGCAATAGTTTCGTCTTTAATTTCAACGGGTTTACGGTAAAACTTTACCGTTAATAGTGCGTCAGCACCTCGTACATCTGATTCAATAGCCATTTAATTCTCCTAAGGGATTAGGTTGTTAAAAGATAAAAAGGGACTCCCTTTTTGGGGGAATCCCTAGTTTACTACAGGGGGGTAAAACTTAAACGCTTGGTTCACTAAACCATGCAAAATCGCCAGAAGCCAATGCAACGCCTGGAGAAGTGTAAGCACCACCAGTAGCAGCTACTTGGAAAGTAGAAGCGTTGATAGCGCAAACAGTTGTAGACGCAGAAATAGCAGCGCCAGCTTGTGCGAATACATAACGCAAGCCTGTGTTACCAAATGTTTGTGCGCCAAGTGGGCCAAATGCGGGAATTACTTCAGCGGTAGAACCGTTTGTCAAAGCGAAATCTACAGTAGTTGCAGAATTCAAATTAACGCCTGAAATAGGGAGAGTACTATAAGCCATGATTTTTTCCTTTGTAAATTAAATAGACCTTTATAAATAGGGGTTTCCCCCTATTCATTAGTTGGTCAAAATGCCTTGTAGGAAGCGGTTAGAAGTTGTCAAGTTACCAGCCCAACCGTATAACTTCACGATTGCGTCTTGGTTAATTGCTTGACGCTCGCCACCGATAGGTACAAAGTTACGCTCTTTGTGTGGGCGTAGGAAAATGTAGTTGGTGTTCAAGAAGTACATTGTGTTAGAAGGCTGTTCGTTACCATAACCACCACCCAATACAACATCAGCAGATGTACCACCACCGTAGAACTTCATAGAAGCGAAACCAGCAGAGCCAGATTCTTCAGAAGTAATACGCTGAATAGCTTGGAGTGACTGTACATACAAGCTGTAGAAGTTAGTGTCAGCAACAATCAAGTCAGCCTTGTCTGTGCCACGAACCAACTGGAGTGCTGTAGAAGTCATCTTAGCTTGGATGTTTGAAGCTGTGATGGTTGTACCAGTAGTAGCTGTATTCTGCCAGAAAGCCCAGTTAGCAGCGTTAATACCACCGTAAGTACC